CCCAAGCGTGTGCGTCGCATGCGCCAGGAACATCTGCTCCACGCTCGCATAGGCCGCCGTGCAGTCCTGGTGCATCAGCATGATCGGATTGATCCGCAGCGACCGCGCCACCTCCACAACCTGCTGTTTCCGAAGCTCGATGAACTGCGCTTCGTCCGCGTTCGCGCTCAGCGCCTGCCACTTCACGCCAGACAGCACCGCCGTCCGCATCCGCTGGCCCGAACCGACATTCGCCGCCTGCCATGCGTCGCGGATGCCCTGCATCTGCTCCGCTGTCAGCGTTGACCCTGCATCGGTCGTCAGAATGCCGCTCGGTCGCGCGCCGTTCGCAAACAATTCGCTGCCGAACTCTTCGGCCGCCAGCGCAAGGCCCAGCGCATTCCGCGCCAGATGCACCGCGTCCATGCCCATCCAGCCGTTCCACGACGGCCCGCGAATGTGCCACATGTTCGACTGCGGCACATATTCCGAACCGCCGTTCGCCAGCTGCACCCGGTAGCTGAGCGTCATGTCATTGTGGCGCGTGACCGTGACCGATCCGGGCTCGTAAGGCAGCAGCTCAAGCGGCGAGCCGGCGCTGTCCCGCGTCACCACCACAAACGCATTGCCGCACAGCACCAGATGGAACCCCACCTGTTCGCGGAACTCGAAACTCGTCTGCCATTCGTTCGGCCGCCGATTCAGCAGCCGATGAACCGCATGCTCAACCGCGACACGCCGAACCCCGCCCTCTGGTTCCTGAACAACCTTCACCGGAACTTGCGCCAGCCCCTCGGCAATCACCCGCGCGCCGCACAGATAGGCCGTGCATTCCAGAGCCGTCTGAACAGAAACCGCCTGCCCAGCCTTCGACGCGCTTCGGCCAACAAGCATGTCCCACCAGCCAGCGCTGCCGGGCGTGACCGACGCCTTCTGTTCCACCCCGCCCGAAAACGGACGCGACAGGGCCTTGAACCAGTCCAGCCCCGCCATCAATCAAGCACCATCACCATGGGCGACGGCGCTGGTTTGCTGTCTTGCGTCATCGCCAGTCCAATCGCCATTGCGAGAGCCACCATGCCGTCAATGCGGCCGGTCGATTTCGACTTGTCCAGTTTCCGGTTTCCAGCCTCGTCGCGCTTCACCACCGCATTGCGCGCGCACATCTGCAAAACAGGATGCCCGCCGTGCCGAATGCGCTCGTTCAACAGCTCGATTTCAAGCGCGTCCACCGCAGGCGTCATGCTGACATAGCCCTGCCCCCAAGGGACAAGCTCGCAGCCAAACGAAACGCCGCGCATCCCCATCGCCTCGGTCAAAAGGCCCATGCGGTGCCGGTCAAACGCCACGCCCCGCATATCCAGCGGGGCCACAATCTCCGCAATCTGCGAAGCTACCCAAGGATAATCTATCGACTTCCCCGAAGGCGCGTTCAGATACCCCTGCCGCGACCAAACATCATACGGCTCCCGATCCGCCCGCGTCCGCTCCGACACCAGATCGCCGGCCATCCAGAAATGAGGCCGAACAGCCCAATTCCCGGCCACGTCCCGACCGATGAGCACAAAAGCGGTCAAGTCAGTCGTCTGCGACAAGTCCAGGCCACCCCAGACCGGCCCGGCGAACGGCAGCACCTCGCCCCCGTTCGCTTCCCACGTGCGCCGCGACACAAGCGGACTGTGAACCTCGATCCGCTGATTGAGCGTGTAGAGCCTGAACAGCGCTTCCTGCGAAGGCTGCGCCATCGCCTCCGAAGCCTGAAGCTCCACATCCTCCCGCGAACGAAACAAGCCAAGCGCCGGATTGGCAGCCATCCATGCCGCATCATCCGTCAGGCCGCACCCCTCGGACGCAGCGTGCAGATGGCACACAATCCGAGGATCGCGCCCGGTCAGCGCGTCATCAATCCAAAGCGACAGCAGATCCGCGTCCGTCGCTGCCTGCGTTGAAATCGCCAGCAACAGCGGATTTGAATGCGCGCCCTGCGAGCGCACCAGCGCGTCAAAGAAATCATTCGTCGGGCCGCGAACCTGCCCAACCTCGTCCAGCACCACCAGAACCGGGCTCAACCCCTGCGCCGTCGCACCATCAGCCGCCAGCGCCCGATATTCCGTGTTCAGCTTCAGCCCGACAATCCGCTTGGAACTGTCAACGCACCGCACACGATCCCGAATGTCGGGCGACAAAAGCGCGATGCCCTTAGCATAGCGGTAAACCATCGCAGCCTGATCGCGCGACATCGCCCCGCTAACCACCTGCTGATTTGGACGCGCCTCAGGCCCGCACAGAAACGCAAGCATGATCGCGGCAATCAACGCCGTTTTCCCGTTCTTCCGGGCCATCGACAAAATGCCACGGCGCGTTCCGGCCGGGTTGTCGAACACATCCAGAATGAACCGCCGCTGGAACGGAGCCAGAACTATCGGCTTGCCAGCCTGCGACCCCTCAGGGATGCAAAGATGCGCCTCGATGAACTGGCAAACCCTATCGCCGCGAGTCATCAGTTCAGCAGCCCGTCACCGTCCTCCGCAATCGCAGCCTCAACACCACGCGCCGCCTGCCGACGAGACGCAACCTCCGAAGGCTTCGCACCCTGCGCGCGCGCGTTCAGCGACAAGCTCCGGCGCATCGCCAGGATCGATGAAGCATGCATCTGGACAACCGCCTTGCGAGGATTCACCACAGGCGTTCCACGCTCGGTCGCCATGACCTCACCCTCTTCCGCCAGCAGCCGCTGATTCCGCTCCATCCCGGACATTTCACGCGCCAGCATCGCCGCCAGCTCAAGCTGGTGCGCCGTCCACTCCGAACGCGCGAACTCCGAAAGAACCGACGAGAAAAACGTCAGAGACGCCGCATCCAGCGGAACATTCGACGGCGGCGAAATCGACTGGCGCGAACGGCGCGCAACCTCAACCTGCGCCGCAACGCTGTCACTGCGAATGCGTCGGGACATAAAGAAAACTCCATGTTCGTTTTAAGGCCCGCTGAGCGCCAAAATCAGCGCCAATGTGGCGATGTAGCCAAGCGCGCCAACTTCTCGCTCAGCTGGGCTTAAAACCGCCACAGCGAGCGTTCTGGAATTGCGGGTTAGCGATGATTTTTAGTTCGGGGGCGGTTTCCGGGGCCGTGCCGCCCAGTGATTTGACCCGCCCCCCCCTACCAGTCAGGCGCTCGGATGGGCTTCGGTCGCTCGCCGCCAGTCCGATCCCGATAGGTTTTGTCCAAATGGCACCCGCTGCACAGCGGTTGCAGGTTGCCAGCATCGTTCGCCCCACCGCGATGCAGAGGCGTGATGTGATCGATCTGCGTTGCAACGGAGACCTTGCCAGCAGCTCGGCACACACGGCACAGCGGCTCGGCAAGCAGGATCGAACGACGAAGGCGAACCCATGAACCGCCGCGCATCCGCCGTGATGCGAACTTGTCCATATCGCCACCATGTGCGGATGCCGGGCCGCTCAGGTTCAAAGATGACCGCGAAAGTTGAAGCGCGCCCGGCAATCTCTGAAACGAAAAAAGCCGCAGCCTTTTCAGGCGCGGCTCTGGAGGATGCCCACTTTTGCCATGACTGCTCCCGGCAAGTCAAGTGCGATTTTCACGCATCAGTCGCTCCACCACGACAGCCACCATTCGCACCATCGAACGCGCCCGGCTGACGCCTTCGTTCCGGCCAACCCCAAGCTCGTCGCCATAGTCGATCTTCTCGTCACAGCGCATCCACGCCCAGACGGTGCGCTCGACGATTGGCCCGACCGAACCGACAACGTGCAGCTTGATCGCGCTGTAGCGGCGGCCTGCGAGCGCGACACGTTCAGGGCGGCAGCTATCCGCCGATCCGCGCGGGCTGCGATCAAGGTTGCTCTTCACATGATCCGCGCCCCAGGTCTCCCACGCCTGAAGCCACTGGGTCAGCGCCTTTGCCTGCTCGCCATCGATCCATCCGTAGCGGTGCCATGTGGCGATCTTCGGCACGGTGCGGATCGTGGTGCGCTGCCGTTCGCGCCAGTCGCCGTCACGCGGGGCCTCGACGATCTCGGTTTCGGTTCGGGCCATCCATTCGGCGGTCGGGCAGATCGTATCGTCGTTCGGTCGCAGCTTCTGCTTCGGCATGTGGGCGTCCTTGCGGCTTTCGGTGTCAATCGGGCGGCTGAGGTTTCGGCTCACTCCCAGTCCTCCCACGGGTCGCGTTCGGCCCTGAGTTTGTCCGGCGGCAGGTTGGCCGGGTTCTCGGGATCAACCTCTTTGCTGATGCCGTCCGCCCCCAGCGGGGCGGCGTCAGCTAGGGGGGCCCCTTTCTTTAGAAAGGGGGGGGTCGTTTCCCGCG